AGTACTACATCTAACGTTTGATCCACATAACCGAACCCGTAGCTTTATCCGCTTCTACTCCCGATTTGAAAGTAGATAGGTCAGTTACTAAATCGTACTTAAAAACCGTTACCTTACCATCCGCTTGAATATCCCAAGTGGCGAAATTTGCATCAGTGATAGTGTATGAAGATGCAGTTACCGTTGCGTTAGTAAGTATGTCAGAACAATAAGAGCTACAAAAATAAATAGCTTTTAAGCCACCAATAGCGTCACGGCAATCTATACCCCGTGCGGCAGTTATATTACAAGCCATTTTATTTAAGTATTAAGTAAAGTTAAATCCTACAACACCGTCAGTTGCAACACCCGTTTGAACACCAACAGCGAAACGCATTGAGATTCTCACGTTGTCCGAACCATCGTACTGATAAGTCGGAATTAACTGAGCAGAAATGTCTGCCGTGTAGCTATTCGCCCCTACAACCAAGTTGTCAGGGTAAGTAAATACCGCAACGTCAACCGTGTTAGGTATTCCCGAAGTTGCGTAGACTGGGTAACCTAAGTAGGTCGCCCCTTCCATAGACTGGTTAAAACCGGCCCCCGTGTTTTGTGCTGCCATAGCTTGCAAGAAGAAAGCGTATGCCTCATAAGAAACATAGAATCCACAACCTGGCTTTCCTAAGATACCTGGAACTGATGCCGCTGCATCGAATATGATGCTAAGGTTAGCTAAAATATTTGCATTCGTCCAAGCTGCTGCACCTGTGTCTGCTTCTAAAAAGTTAGCACAAGCAGAAGCATCAATACCCGCTTCGTCAATTATTCCATCGTTAGAAAGGAATCCCGTGCCGAATATCGCACCAGCATCACCTGACCAAAGTAGGTTCTCAAGGTTAGACCCAGTTCTTTCAGCAACCGCCCCTAAAAGGAAATCGCCCCACGCTACGGGTAAATCACCGTTACGTTCCATGCGTCCGTTAGCAGCTATCCACGTTGGGTACATAGTACCTCTGCAAACTTCTTCCATAACGGCTAAGTCCGAAGGATTAAGAATCTGCTCGGTAAGTGCTACGTTAGAGCCTCCATTAAAGTCGCATCTTGCGGCTACGATAGGGTCAGTAGTAGCAAGTCCTGAAATTACGGTCTTACCTACGATACCTTCTAAAAAACGACAACGTCCTTTAGCGATTGTTTCTGCACCGAGAAGTGCAGCGGTTACATACGGAAGGGCTAATTCCCCCGCATAAGTATTGACTGATGCGTCAATGTCGAAGTTGTACTTCTTGTTTAATGATAAATTCATCGATGAGAATTTTGAATGATGTGTAGCGCACGGTCTACTCCTGATAATTGTGTAATATCTTTCTTCTTGTGCTTTGAAGAAAGGTTAGTTGGTGAAACATTAACGCCCGATTCTGCGGGTACGTTTTCTAATGCTTCAAGTCTTTTGCTTATAGATGTAAACGCTTCTTCTAAAAGTTCGCTTAAATCTTCTTTTGGTGTTTCCGCTTCCATTTCCACCTCAACTTCGGGGGTGTAGATGTCAGAAACAACTTGAGCGATGGCATCCCTTACTGATTCCTCAAGGTCAGGGAAACGCTCTGCTAATACATCGCGTACTTTGTCGTAGTCCATATCTTCACGAACATCTTCCGCTTCGTCATCGATACCATCACGGTATCCTTCTTCTTCTGCTTCGGGGATTGTTTCCAATTCTACCTCCACTTCGATTTCTTCTTCTTCGTCAACCTCGAAAGAATCCATACGTGATTCCGCGTTTACGATAACCTTGCGACCATCTTCTAAAGTGTAAGTTCCCGCATCAAGTTTAACGGTGCTTCCGCTATCGTCTATAACACGAACGTCTACACCTGGTTCAAAGGCATCTGCTTCGGTTACAAGTACNCGNCCGTCGTCNATTTTGACTTCGGCGTAGAGATTTGTTTTTGGTAATCCCATAATCTCACGGATTTTTTGAATAGTGTTCATTTTGTATAGCTTTACAACCTAAAGAATAGTTATTTCAATTACGTTTATTTTACCCGTATTTAGCACGGATCGTTCCGCATACTTTCTCTGCGATTTCTTTGCTTCCATACTCCGCAGTTTGTTCCCTTACACACTTATCCCAGTCGTAAGATTCTAAGCGATAGTTCGCGGTGTAGAGAGTTTCGCCGTTTAGTTTTACTTCTTCAAACCCCGACACATCGTGAAACATCTGCCCCCATAATTCCGCCGTCCTTTTGCTATCAAATAGCGGCTTATCATTCAGGAACGAACTGGGTTTTAACTCGTCTAAAATGATGGCTTTAAGTTGCTCTAAAATCTCTTTATCTTCGGGGCAGTTTTTACACAGCTTTCCTTTCATCATTTCAACCAACCTATCAGTAAAATATCCTTCCACCGAGAAACCGCGAACGTCCTTTGCTTTCACTTTATCCCAAACATCAGGGTTGTTAACTTTAACGGATAGCATCCAAGTACCCATAGGTAAATCAAAGCCATACAAAGCCGCCTTATCCATCTTCTTATCTTCAATTAACCAAGATTCTACTACCGTTACCCCGTCTATTTTAGATTGATGTTCTAAGGTGCTTTCGTTGGTACGTGCTTCTTGCATAAATAACTCCATTGCGTGACGCACCGTTTCCTTTGAAAAGAAAACATCGTATTCTTCATCGTCTTCATCCAACCGAAGAATTAACTTTTCGGGTATCAAGGCAGGACCTATTAACAACCGCTTCTCGTCATCGGTTGCAAACTGCATCTTCTTGTCTTGGGTAGCCGATAGGTACACCCAATTTTCTTCGATAGCGGGAAAACGAACTAACGATACCGCCTCTATTCCCGTCAGCTCGTCTTCGTCAATTAATAACTCTACTTGTTTTCTCATAATGGTAAGAATATATTTGGTGTTGTCGTTTATTTATAGTGAGGATCGGTTCAATAATTCTTGTTGTAAAGCGTCTGCGTCTGCGATATTGTTTTGTAGTACATAGGCTTGAACTGCGGGTAGTTCTAAAGCACCTTCCCCGAAAGAATCAAAAGATGGCGTTAAGGCAAGTTGTGTTGAACCACCGCCTCCACCACCACCCGAAGATGTACCTACCGAACCTGATGACGCACCCGCTTGATTCATTACGCCCTTAATAGAAGCGAAAGAACTTAATACCATACCTATCATAGTTGCGGTGAATCCTGGCGCAGTAAACGCCGCTAAAGGTCCAGTTCCCGTAGCGGATTGCATAGCACCACGATAAGCCTCTGCCATTGCTATTCCTTGATTTACTAAGATTTGTGATATGGCTAACCTCTTTTGCCCTTCTTCGGTTTTTGCCATAGACTTTAAAGCATCAAACCCTGCCGCTACTACCCCAAGTCTTGCAGCACGTACCGCATTGGCTGCTGCCTTTTCTGCATCTGTTAAAATCTTTAAATCTTTCAGACGTTTTAACTTGGAATCATCTTCCGCTTTTCCCATAGTATTTAGGTCATCCAAGAAAGTTGCCATCTGAGCTTTCTTTTGAGATGCGTCTTGCGTCAGCATAGTATTTAACTTGTTATTCAAAGTCGTTTGCATCTCGTTAGATTCCGTCCTGATATTAATAAGGGCAACTTCTAAATCTACGAGCTTTTGTTGGTCGGCTTCTGTGTTTTCAGTTAAAGCCATTTTCGCTTTCTGAATATCAACTTCCTCTTGTGCTAACCTTTGGCGTTCTGCCATTAAACCTTTCTCAATATCGATAGCTTTTTGTGCTGCCTCTGTTCGTTCTTCTAAACTTTTTGTAGTGTCTTCTGCTATTAAGTTATACTCCTTTATTTGCGCCCTTCCTTCGGCAAAACCTAAAGCCAAATCGCGTTGGTCTTTACGTAACTGGATAGAACGTTTTGAAAGTTTATCAGTTTCACTAATCGCTTCCCCAATTTCATCCACTAATTCAGTAAGTGCAGGAACAACATTTTCGACAATAGCACCTACCGTTTCGATGGCAGCCCCTAATGGTGTGAGTTCCATAAACAATCCCTTCGCACCTTCGGTGGCATCACCTAAAGCACCTGAGAAGTCACCCGCAAATAGCTTCACAAAAGCAGAACCCAATAACCCCACCGACTTTACTACCTCGTTAAACTTATCTATGAAGTATGTTTTAATCGTACCCCATAAATCCTTTATCGCTTGTTCGGGTTCGGTGAATACAAATATAATCTTCTCGCCTAAAGTCGAAGCTACATCCGTTAATTTGGCAAAGATTATCTTTACCCCCGCCATAGCTATCTCTAACTTCTCTGCTCCCTTTTGTGTTTGGGTAAAGTATGCCACCAAAGAACCCACCGCTATCACAAGCAACCCGATACCCGTAGAAGCTAAAGCAATCTTAAAACTTTTCATTCCTAAGATGCCCTTCTTTATCCCGCTTCCAATAGACTTGAAAGAAGATATTGCGCCGCCCGTCATTCTATCTAACGCACCCGTCGCGGCATCAATATTCCCGCCAAGGTCTTGGGTTTTGTTATCTATTTTTGTTAGGTCAGAAGAAACCTTTCCCGTTCCTTTTATCGTTACTCCTACATCTATTCTTTCAGCCATTGTTTCTTGCTTTTATTCCTTGCTTTACTTTCTTCCAAAAACCCTTAAATCCCGTGTACTGGTAATACCCGTAAAGGATCAAAGAGTAGTTATCTTTTATCACTTCCCTTTCTTGTGCTAACTTTAAGGTGTAGGGCATTGACTTACCCACGTTGTCGATGTATTGTTTCATTAATCTTGTTCTAAAAAGTTCCCGTTTTCAGTTTCTAAATACCCCATATTTTCTTGTAATATCAAGTCTGAATTAAAGGCGGTATGTGCCGATAAATCCACGAACGTAGCCGATACATCCAAGTGCCACGCTACCACCGTATCAACCGTTCCCGTTAGCGTTATAGCTACCCCGAAAGAGTCGTTAGGGTTGAAGCCTGCCCGACCTTTAGCGGAAGCTACATTTACCGTTCTCGTTCCTAC